TGCATGCCCCTGTAAGTACTTTGCTTGACTTACTCCAATTATACTTATACCAATTCAAAATAAGCACTTCTTTTGTACTCGGGCTAAACTTAATGACACCATGTACTTTGTCAAATCTTTCAAGTAATCTTATAATTGTCTCTTTGTTATAGCCTGTATCGTCCGACATACTCTTATAACTTATTTCGTAACAACCGCATATGTTTGTATGTGGGTTAGTGAGTAAGTATAAGTAAAAGTACTTGTCCTCCGGTGTAAAATCATCTAAGATTTTATTGTCCGTCCAAAATGACAACTGGACATTTCTGTATATCGCCATATCATCATCTCCTATTTTCTTCAAGTTTCGGTTGATGTATTTTAATCTTTTCCCTCGTGGTTTATATTGTTATACCTTTTTCTCAATGTGTTCTGCACCTTGTTTATTCCCTTAATGCCGCCGACAATAAAAGCTATCTCTGCTCTATTTTCCGTTGCCTTTGTTTCTGCTTCCATATCGTGTAGTCCGTATTCTGCCTGAATAATTTCATTTGCAGTAATTCTTTTCAGAATTTCTTCGCATTTCTTTTTACTCAAAATCTTCATTCTGAATCACCTACTTTCAATAAATCCATAAACTTCTCATACTGTTTCTGTGATACTTTGTTATGCTCTTTTTCTGGCTTTAAGCGGATTATAAGGTGCTTTTCTGCGATAGAGGATAATTCCCTTGCTAACACCTTTTTGCCTTGCTGTATGCCTTGCATATAGCCTTTAGGTGCTTTTCTCTCACCTATTGAACCACTAGCTCGATTTTCTCCTTGACCGCCTAAACTGACATTCCTAAGCTGATATCCCTTATCAGCATATAGCTTGATGTAATACTTCTCCTTTTCGTCAAGCTGACTTTCGGGGAAATTCAGGAATTCAACTCGCCAACCATAAGGGTTTTTCTCTTTGTCATACAGCTTGTGGCGTTTCAAACTAAGGTCTATGTGCTGTTCATATCCCACAAGGTGGCTTGCCAATCTGCTAAGTGTATGTACCGCCTGTCCGACATACGCATACTTAAATCCGTTTTCGTCTTCTCGGAGTAAGAAGTAAATCCCACTCCTGTCGTTTAGCTTTGGATTCAGCTTCAATAGTCGCTTTTTATTTTCCTGTTCTATCGCCTTGGTTCTTGCTATGTTCTGATAATTCAATGTTTCCACCCGCCTTTACAATCTCGATTGCTTTATTTAATCCGTTGCAATAACAACAATGACTTTCATCCTCTTTGCAAGTAGGAAGTTCACAAATGGAACATTTTTCACTTTCATCTTCCAACTGTTCCACAACCTTATCTACATCGTAGGCTGTTGGATATTTATCCAGTAATAGCAATACTGCATTTGTATTGAGCAAAGTTCCATTGCTTAAAGTAACCGATTCTAAATCTTTCTTTAGTGCATCCGCGTCAATTAATCTCATACTTCATCACTCCAATCTAATTTTTGACCGCAATTATCACAATATTTCTGTTTGTTAAACAAGCCCTTACCATTGCAACAAGGACATAAAGCAAATTCTTTATCTTCTGTAAAATCCGGTTTCTTCGGTATCTGCTTTTCAAGTGCCTGTACTGCAATGTTTTTTGCTTCACTAACTCTTTTAGCTGCTTCATCATTTAATCCTATTTCTGACATATTGAATCTAACTTCTTTAATTACTTCATTCTCTGTCATACTCACACCTCTTTAATTAAATGGTAATTCCTCGCCAATACCATCAGGGATTGACATAAAGCTGTCATCGGGGTTTGGCTGTGGTTCTGCGCTGCTGCCGCTTGAATTTTTACTGTCGCAAAATTCCAACTTAGATATGTTGCAATCGTTAGTGTAGACTGTGTTTCCGTCTCTATTCTTGTAACTGCCTGTAGTCCACTCACCGATAACTGCAATCTTTGAGCCTTTGAATACGTGCTTTTCTACTGTTTCAGCTATTTTGCCAAAAGCCACGCAGTTAATGAAATTCGCCTTATCGTCTTTCTTTTTAAAATTTTTATCAACGGCAAGTGTAAATCTTGCTATTGCCATTGCATTTTCACCCTGTGTGTATCTAATGTCCGGGTCGCGTGTCAATCGTCCTAAAAGTGTTACAATATTCATTATTTTTCTCCTGTCTGTTTAATTTTTAAAAAGGGCACTCATTAGGGTTAGCAAGTAGCCATTCCTTGTTACGCTCTGCAACATCCACATTCGCCCCATAAGCGACTTTTTTCATTTTCTCAATAAAACTATCCTTATCAGCATTTTCACTTGATAAATGACACATTATGACGTTCTGCAAGCTATCTGAATAATTTGCCTTAACAAAATCGCAAGCCGTGTCAATGGATAAATGACCTCTGAAAACGTGATTAGCTTTGCCTGTGTTATCCCTGTCTATTAAATCCTTGTCATAGTTCACACCTAAGAGAATGTGATTTATGTCCTTAAATTTCCACTTAATAACTTCACAATCCGTTATGTAAAGCATTCTCCCCATTTCCTTGCGAGTAATCAGAAAGCCATATATAGGACAAGGTTCGCCATTTGCGTTTGTGTGTGTCCACCTGCCATCTATCGTTGTTAAATCAAAAGGTTTTACTGTAAATCCGCCCATATTCATTGACATATAATCAATCTTCAAATATGGTGCATAAATCGGTATTCCCATAGATTTAAAATCTTTTAATGACTTTGAATGGTCTAGAGGTGGGCGTGACTTATAATCACACCCTTTATCCCCCTTATATCCCAGTTCAAGCCTTTCTTAATCTCCTTAATTCCGATACCGCAATCAAGGATAAGTGTTTCTCCACTGTCGGAAGTTAAGGTGTAGCAGTTCCCTGTACTTCCTGTTGCAATACATTTAAGTTTCATCAATTCTCCCATCTATGTTCGTCTGCGATTTTGTCAATAACTTGTCTTATTTCCCACTTTTTATCATCGTCAAGCTCGTGCCTTAATACTTTAGAAAAAGCTGTATCGTGCGCATATCCTAAATGCTCCGAAACTTCCCACAACTTTACGCCATTTTCTTTTGCATATTCTCTAATATCAACATTTTTCATACTTCCACCTCATCATCTTTTGGAAACTGAAAGATAGCATTGTCGATAAAATTTACTCTTGACGGCTGATTTTCTGTTTGCACCATAATACCGCACTTCTTCAATCTTTCAAATCCCTTTGCCACATCTTCTGAAACATCAACATTCTGCATTACTATAGGCATACCGGCATATGCTTCTCTAAGCATTTCCATAGCCTTTAAAGCCTTTTCTTCGGTAGAATATTCAGCAATTTGCATGTCATCACTAAGTGACTCAACGCCTGTTAAGTTTTTATTCAGAAAATAAATTCTTGACCTGAATCTCTGAATAATCACCTCTTCATATGGCATATCCATTGTTCCGTCCTGTGAAATTACTCTCATATCAGCTCTCCTCACTCTGCATGAATGGCGGTAGCTCCTCTGACTGCTTGTCTGCTGTGTCAACAGCTGCGCCATCAACTACATCTGCCTTATCCTCTATAAATTCAACAGTATTAGCATTTTCGGCAATTTCAGCCTGTGCAACTTGATATACCTCGTCCATTTCAACCTGTGCCTGTCGTGCCATTGGGTCATAATTCTTAGGATATTTCCTTGTTGCATTGTTACACATTTTTCTCTGTATCATGCTCTCCGGAGTGTCAAGCCAAGCACCACTTATAAACGGCTTTGCAATCTCGCATTCAAGCATTTCATCTACTGTCGTGCAACCTCTCAAAGCATTAAGAATTTCTTCTTTTTTTGCTTTAATCTCGCTTTTTTGCTTTGGTGTGGCATCCCATTTATCCTTGCAAATACCAAACGTAACATTTAACAAGTTTTGCTTAACATGAGCTAAAAGATTTACCTTTACGCTATTTCTGTCTGCTGTTAGATAAGTAATAGTTCCGTCTAACAACTTAACAGGATATACAACCCTTACTGCTTTATCAGACAATCCTTTTTCTTCCCACTCCGGCTCCGTAACTGTAAGCCCTTTATGCTTAGGTGGAATATATACATCTCCCTCATGTATCACCCAATACGGATATACCTGTTTAACATCTTTTCCATAGTTGGCAAGCAAAGAGTCATAGCCTGCGCCCTCAATACCCATTTCAACCTGTTTCTGCCATATATCCTTGTTTGTCTGCGGGTCAACTCCCACCTTTACATTCCTTAACTGAAAATAGCACTCTCTTGGATATGCACTAGCATTTAACTTAAGGCTTGCGCAACGCTTAACAATGCCTCTTAAATTGCTTGTATCAAGGTTTCCCATATTAATCTTAGGGTCGCTCTTGACAAGGTTGAAAATGCTTGTCATGGCTTCCATAGCGCACTCTTTTGCGTAATCGTCCATATCCATTCCAACAGCCTTATAATCATTGATGATAAGTCCTGTCATTGTATTACTCCACTCACTTAATGAGGTGGTAAACGCTTTCTTTTCCGCAACTGCTGTATTCTCTGCCATAATTAATCCTCCTAAATCTCATTGAAAACCTGAACCGCAAACAGCTCATTAGGTGTCTGCTTGAATAAAACTCCGTCAGATATGACTGTATACATATATCCGTCATACTTAAGCTCCACAGTATGTTTCTTACCGTTCATATAATAGTTTCTCTTCTTAATGCTCATTTCTATCCCTCCTATAATCCAAGTAATTTTTTGAGCATTTCTCTTGCTCTCTCGGCTTCATCTTTCACCTGTTCCTCGCTTTTATCAGCAAGTCTAATTACCATTTTGTACTCTTCTTCTGAAAGTTCCTCTTTAAGCGTACGTAAAACAGTAACTGCCTCTACCATAACATTGCTTCTTGTACCTCTAAATGTAACTTTTCCGTCTTTTGCTCTAATCATTTATTTTTCCTCACTTTCCTCGATTACTCTTAATACATTTTCCAACCGGTCTAATTCCCTTTTTGCGTTTTCAACCCTAGCCTTTTCTCTGTTCTTAAACATTTCTTTTGCGCGCTCAAAACTAGGCTCTGTAAAAGCCACAAGATTTGAATAATCGCCAATAAAATGTCCTATATCATCTTTTCTTAATCGACATATATAATTGGGAAATCTACTACCGTTAATTGGCATATAAGTCTTTGGCTTTTCTTCTGCTTCACATTCAATACAAGATATTTTTCTAGGCTCTCTGCCGTATCCGCCTGTATCTAACCCATAAAAATAAAGTTTCATATTATCTCTCACTTTCTATTCAAACTCTTTTAACTGTTCTGCTAACTTCTTGCACTCTTCTGCCACATATTCTTCTGTACGAACTATCAAGCCATCAATGTGAAATTTCTTCTCTGTTTCAATCTGTAACGAAATGCTTTCTCTGTACTTAGGAAATCTCTCATAAGCAAGTTCCAATTCTTTCCCATCGTCACAATGTCCGCAGTCAAATCCAAACCACCATAAATCACTTTCTATTGGATAGCTTGAATTTTCTCCGCCATCCGCAAAAGTAATGCCACCATGCACTGAAAAATATGCATCAATGCGGATTCTCTCATCTTTATCAAGGCAAGCAAGCAACAAAGGAAAAATACCTTTTACCTCTCTATCTCCAAGGTCAGACTTCTTTATTTCAAGATGTTCGTCATATCCTTTTCCATACAACGGATGTTCCTTTGGAATCCCAACATATCCGCACCTATGCCCCGTCACATTGAATGTAACAACACATTTATATCCTGCGTGTTCAAACTCTTGTTCTACAATATATCTATCATTCTTCATATCACACCGCCTCAATCACAAGCTCTTTGTCCTGTGTATGCTTCAACATAATCAACTGGTTATCAATCTGTGGTATTCTCCAATCGTCAACGCTCTCTGTATCATCAATAATAATTGGGAAATTAACGTTTGCCACTTTCTGAAAAGCTCGGCATATGTCAACTTCTGTCAGCATTCTTGCGCCATGATTGAGATTTCTTGCGTATGCTTCACCATTGTAAGTGAAGTCGCAGCACTCCTCGGTATCGCCATTTAAAAGCGGTCTGAAAAGCTTTGCTGTGGCAAAATTCAGATACTTATTTACATCAGCCTGTAAGAGTTCGTTTTTCTTACGTGTAAACTCTTTCAGCAAGTCAAGCTTTCTCTCCCAATCGGCAATCTCCTGATTGAGGTCTGTTCTCTTATTTTCAAGGTCAGCTATGCTATCATCTATACGCTTGTTATTCGCCACACCAAGCTCAATCTTTGTATCAACTGATGAAACTTGCCTTAACAGTTCGTTTCGCTCGTTTTTGAGCTTTCTGATAAGTTCCGATGTATCGTTTTCATCTACAAGGGCTTTCTCTTTTTCCTCGATTTCGGCTTTAAGTGCCTGGTACTCATTGTTGCCTGTCATGTCAATATCAGTAGGTAAGTCTCCAAGCTCTTTAGTAACAGCATCATGTCTTATTGTTAGCTCTGTAAGTTCTACTTCAAGGTCAGCTATTTCTTTCTTCTTATCCTCAATAGCCTGTTTGAATTCCTTGCTATCGTTTGACAACGCATTTCCCTTATCTTCAAGCTCTTTAAGCTTCTTCAATTTTTTATCACTAAAATCAGTTCTCAAACTCTCTATTGTATCTTCCGGCAATCTCTGACCGCACATCGGACAATTAACACTGCTTTCATCAAAGGAAAGTGCCTTTGCTTTTTTCCAGTCAGCACGTACCTTTGCTAAGTTCTCTGTGTAAATTCTAACCGTACCTTCAAAGTTTTTAATGTTAGTCTTTTTAGTTCTTATCATTGACTCTGTTTTGTGAATTGAAGCATCGAAGTCATCAATCTGTGCCTGTAGCTCCATACGCTTTTTCTGATTGTCAGCATTGGCTTTTCTTTCCATGTCTGAAAGCTCAAATTTAAGGTTCATAATGTCCTCTGTGGCTTTCTGCTTGTCCTCTAAAATCTTGTTGTAGTCAGATAGCTTATCTTCAATTTTCTTAAGCTGTGGATCGTAGGTTTTCTTTTCAAGTTCAAGCTCTGCAAGGTCTGTATACTCATTGGTGGAATGAATTGTATCAATCCTTGTTGAGATTTCGTCTCTTTCTTTAACAAGCCCTTTTGAGCCATTCCTGCCGCCTGTGCCGTTTAGCTTGCCACGACATACTTTCTTAAGTTGGTCTACGTCCCCATCGTCAAACATCGGCTTAAGCTCGGCAAACTGCGGAAACATATCGCAGATTTCTTCATCAGTACGTGTACCAAAATAGCTTGCAAGCGCTAATCTCTGCTCTGCCTGTGACTTGTTAAGCAATGTCATGGCATTTAAGCAAAATGGTAATACTCCAAGCTCTGCCATGTTGTCATTGATGTACTGATTATAGTCAGCCATTTTATACGGCACATCATTGATTGAATAATCAGTAACGCTGCCTGCAATCTCGCCCTTTTTGTTGCGTTTCTGTCTTGTGACCTTTTTCAGAGTCTTTGCTTTTCCATCAATCTCAAATGTGACAGCTCTCACGATGTCAACATCGTCAATCTCAACTCCGTTTTCATCGTGTGGTCTTATGCCTGTAATTTCTCTGTCATTCTCATCGTGACAATTCAGCACATCAAGAATAATTCTCTTAACTGTTGATTTGCCGACTTCATTCTGACCGGAAAGTACAGTTTTCATCGAAAAATCTGTGTCTAATGTGTTTGCACCATAGAATTTACAAAAATTCTGTGCAAAAATGTGTGTAATCTTCATTGCGTTTCCTCTCTTTCTATTTGTTTATGGTTTTTAGAATCAAATTTCCGTGTAGGCTTGTTTTTTTAACAACTCTCAGATACGAGTCTGATTCCGATACGAAAAGCCACTCGCTCGCCACGTAATGAGCCTTGTTGAGCAATAACTTCTGCTCTCTCGTTAATGGCTTCAATCTGTATCTCGTATCGCCTAACCTAATTCGTCTTACACTGCTCATTTAGCTTCTCCATTTCTTTATCTAGTAACGCTTGAAAGTCAAACGATTTGTCCTTGTGCCGTTTAGCTCGATATAGTTCTTGTAGGTAATCGTTAGCACTCTGACGTTTCAATTGGCTACCAATCGCAGTAGATGTCAAGATTTCCATTTCCGCTTCCCTCGTCATATACAATTCCTTGTATGCCAACAGGAGTATCAACCACACTTCCATGCGGTAAATCATCACTTGCAATTACCACGTATTCGTTTTCGTCTACAACAAGTCCATGCTCATTTAGATGTCTGCCCGGAATATTAAGTCCGCCTCCAGGTAACACTCTCTGTGAATACCAAGTGTACGTGTAATCGCCATATCTGACTCGTCCTAGCTTCCTAAATCGGCTACAACTGTATTTCTTGTGGCAAGTCGGAACTGTTGGTTCTTTATATGTCTGCTCAACTACAACCGGCTCATTCTGAACTACTGTTGGTTCAATCTTCCCAAGCATTACATCATTTAAATAGGAAGAAACACCAGCCGTCAGCTCAACTTTGCTATCTGCTTTCGTTGCTATTGGCTTTAAGGTCATAATTCCAATTATTAAAGTCGATAATATCAACATCAGCTTTCTTTTTCTCATGCGGTTCGCCCTCCTCTATGAGACATATTGCAATCAGTATCAGCCAAAATACTGTTACGATTGCTCCAACGATAATGCTCGCTGTCTTAATTCCATATGCCACCGATAATCCAAGAAAAAATGCAAATGCCATAGCCCCTAAAATCGAATAGCCACAGCCTGTATAGAATTTCTCCTTTAAAGTTCTTTTTCTCATACAATCACCTCGCTATGCAAAACTCTGCTGTGCATTCGCATCATGTATAAGCTCATCAAGATACTTAGGCACGACATAGCAATCAATAAACTCATGCACATCGTCTATATACTTTCTCTTGATACTCTTATAAGTAGACACGCAACCATACTCACGCTTTAACTGCGTCCATATATCAGAAAATGTCTTATGTCTGATACTGTTATCCCTGTATGCTTCGCTCTGCTTGCCACCAAGGATATTTACAACTCTGCGCTTAACGTGCTGTTGTATCTCGTCAATATCGCAACTGTAAAGCGGTACATTTTCCTTAAGCTCGCTCACATCATCTTTGATGTCGTTTACTTTCTGCTCAAGCTCTGTATAGCCCTGCGCTAATAGCTGTATCTGTCCGCCTGTTGTCTTTGGCATTCCGTAACTTCCTGTTTTTCTGATTGAGGGAAGTACTTCAGCTGTTACCCACTTGCGAAACTTCTTTGCGTTCGGTTTGTCGCTTCTTAAGATAACTGCATACAGACCGCTTTCTGTTATGAAATTTGTCTCTCCTTGACGCCCTAGATTTAATCTAGTGCGTTCATCTTCATCTAATCTCTTTGCTACATCTGTAGCGTTTTTGATTTCCAATGCCTTGCAAATATCTATCAAGCAAAACATAGGTTCATCATTTATTACTGCTGTTCGGACTTCTCCAAACTCTTCATTGTTGAAAATTTGTAAATCGTTCATGTTTTCTCCTTTCTGTGGTATAATCCTCTTATTCTAAATAGGAAAAGAGGTGAAAAATATGTTTCTAAAATTTCAAATAACTTGTGCTTGTCACAATAGATATACTGTTAATGAAAGCATATCTGCCGACAAGATTATTTGTCCTAACTGCGGTAAAGAATATCCTAGTTCTGCCAAACTTCTTGATATTCTTAATGCTGCTAAAGAAATTCCCGATGGTGACTTAATGTCAGAGGAATTTCCGATACGGGTTATTTCGGAGAATGAAGATATGAATACGATTCTACATTAATCTTCATATACTCTAAGAAACCCTTAATCTGTGAAACGGATAGGTTGTGTTCGGCAAGTATCTTCTTAACATCACTTGCCATCTTGGCACATTCCTGTCTGTTTCCTCTCATAAACGTCATAAAGTTTGCGCCATCTATGTCGTTTCCAAGTTTTTGATTTAACATAGGTATTAATTCCATTCGTTACTCCTTTCTCAAAAACTGTGGTATAATCTCCCTATTAGATAATAAGGAGGTGAGTCGCTTATGATTCTTAATGGTTTCTGCAATAAGCAGAACAGGGATTATTCCGTTGAGATTAAAATGATAGATACTTCCGACTTGGAAAAACAAAGTCTTGAGAATGGTCGGTTAGTCTGTCAATATGCAATGTCGTTTGGTTGTTGTCGCAATCCTAAACAATGCTCTATTCTTCAAAATCTCAACAAATAGTTCCTATTGGCTCTCCGAAACACGAGAGCCAAAATTAGCCTCATAACCATCTCTAAATTTGATGCTCTTAATAGCGCCTACATATTTTTGATTCAACTGTAGTGTTCGCAAGTCTGTGGCAATATCAAACGCATTTAGGTCAATTGTTAGTACAGGAAAACCGGCTCTGTCTTGTTTCAATTCATAGCCTCTCACTCCGTCAATTTTGTGACCGTCAATGCAGATTTCTGTAAAAATCTTTTCACCCTCAACTTGTCTGATTTCGATTTTCGACATTTTTACTCCTTTCTCTCTAATCAATAAAATAAGAAACTTCTACGCCAAAATAATTAGCAATCTTAATTAGCTTGTCTGTTTTTGGCATTGATTTTCCTGACTTCCAATCTGAAAAAGTACTTCGTGCCATTCCAAGTTCTTCTGACAGTTTGTAAAACGAAACGTTTCTAGCTTTTATAAGCGTATCGAGCTTTTTAAAACTCGCCTGTCGTTTTTTCTTATTCAATTTCCCATCTCCTTTCTTGACAATAGTTAGGAAATCCGTTACTATAAAAAGTGCCATATTAGGCAAAATACGCTAGGAGGTAAAAACCTTGAAAGCAATTTTGATTTTGCCTGTTCCATATTTGCGAGGTCGCATTTAAAATGTAGCAATCGGTGTAGCGCATTTTGGGCAGTAAAGCTCGATAAAAAATCATGGCTGGCATATCCGGTAATATGCCGTGCTACGCTAGATACTCCTCTCAATCCGTCAGCTAATGGCAATTAGACTGCTGAACTTAAACTGCATAAGTGACGGAACATTTAATGAAGCATTGTGTAGTACCAATGCGTTGAAAGACTTCAAAATGTATATGGTATAAAAAATATTGGAGGTCACTATGCAATACAAACCAAATTACCCAAATATGGATAAATTATTTCCGCAACGCAAAACTCCTAAAATTGAATCACCTACATATGAAAAAGGCAAATCCCCAATTGAGCTCTTGGAAAGCCAGTCTGCTTACCTTGAAAAGACAAGCAAGGAACTTCACGATATGGCTCAATCTGCTAAATCTCAAGCTGATTCTGCTAAAGAAATTGCAGAAAGTTCCAAAACGCAAGCTGAACTAGCTATTAAAGAATCTCAAAAAGCTAGTAAAGCATCTGTCACTTCTGCGGTACGAGCAAACATATCTACGATAGTTTCAGTATTATCTTTAATTCTTTCTGTTTTTATTAATGCAGATAAGATAATAAAGACTGTGCAAAGCTTTTTATCTTATCTATCCCAGTTAGGACATTGATTAATATTGAAAGAATCCCGCAGACAATCGCTATGTTTGACATGGTGTTTGCCTTTTTGCAATTTCCCATTATCTCTTCACAAGTTTTATGAATGTCGTTTGTATCCACCTCTTCATCTCCTTTCCTAAGTTTAACTCCATTTAACTTTTCAGTTAAAAAAATAAGTGCCATACTCTGCCTGTGGAATATCCAATACAGCTCCCCAGTTAAGCATATCAGTCTGTGAAAAACCCACATCGCAATTCAACTTCCTTGATACACTATTCTGTGATAAGCCTATTTTATCGGCAAACTTGGCTTGACTGCCACACTTTTCAATTATTCGTCCTCTTAGTTTGTCATATCTATATGGCATTTGCTTTACCTCCTTTCTTTAACACACGCTTAGTTTAACACTGTTTAACCTGAATGTCAACACAAAAGTTTGATAAAGTTTAACTTTTTTGTTGAAAGTTTAACATCTTTGTGTTATGATTGATTTATCAAATAGGAAAGGGGTGAAATGAAGTGAAAAACGAAATTACTGCTTTAAGATTAAAAGAAGCGTTATCTGATTTGGATATGAAGCCTCAAGAACTGGCTGACAGGTCCGGTGTGAGCAAAGCTTCTATTAGTCAATATCTTAGTGGCTCTCATGCACCATCTAATATAAGCAGTGGTAAAATGGGTAAGATTTTAAGAGTCGAGCCTATGTGGTTAATGGGATTTGATGTTTCTAAGAAAAAAGAGCCAACTCCCGATATGGCAAAAGAGGATTTTAAATTGTTAGAAAAGTTTTCTTTACTAGACAATAGAGATAAGGAAACGATTTTAAGCATGATTGACGTTATGTTATCTCGAAAAGAAAAAAGTGAGGACTAGCCCCACTTTTCCAAAAAAAGTTTTATGAATGTATGCAGGTACCCCAAAGTGCCTGCATCTTCTATTTTTTCAATCATCTGTATTATTTCTTTCTTGTAATCCATTTTTAAAACCCCACTTTCTAAAACCAATTATAGAACATATGCTTGTAGGCGCCAATACAAAATAGGGCGATAGACCGCCAATTAGCCTACCGCCCTACCGAAACTTGAAGAGTTCTCTTGTTTGAGAACATCATTACTGTAGCACTTTAAAGTGTTTTATTTTGTCGAATATTGACAATACGGATTGTAAAGAGTAAAATAGCAAAAAAGAACTGCAAAAGGAGATGTTAATATGGCAAAAACAAATAAATGCAATTCCTACGTCATAAATGGTCAAAAAATCAATGTTAATGATATAATCGAGCATTATAATGGCAACTTAGGCATGGCTTGTAATGAAATATCGCAAAAGACTTTGGTTTCATTTGAAACAGCCAAATATTATGTAGAGCTGTGCCAAAAAGATGAGCCATTCGTTAAGCAAAATTCAACGGCAAGCTTCACAAGTGGCATTCTCATAGCCGTTCCTCTTATAATGTTTATTGCAACAAAAATAGGACTCTTTCCGGTGGACAATGACCTTTTTATTGCTATGTTTGGCTTAATTTTCGTGTGCTGCTCTATTGCTTCAATTATTCTCGGAATAATTGATTTAGCATCTAAGAATGAAATTCCACGCAATCATGGCGGTTCTATCTTTGGCATTGTTGCTTCTACGCTGATGTGGCTTGATTTTATTTTTCATTGAACTATGGAGAGGTTCCCCTCTCCTTTTTATTCTAATTGTGAAGTAATGTACTCATATTCCTCTTGCGATATTTTACCGCTTGCCACTCTGTCGAGTAGTTCTTCTTTGGTCACTCTGCCACTCTCATATAGCCTTTTAAGGCTTTCAACTAAAATTCTCATATTAAAGCACCCCCTCATCCATTAACTGCCTTGTATAGTTGTCTATTGCTTCCTCATCGGAGTGTTCGTTAATTTCTTTCGCCTGTTCCATTGCAATAAGATACTGTGAGTATTCATCCTGTGTCAGCTCACGTTCCTCGTACTCCCAATGCTTTGGCTTGTAAGTGAAATCATCCTCACTTCCTGTCGCTTCAACCGACTTAATATTTTTTCGCTGATAAACGATATTCGGAGAAGATGTTGTGTCAATGTCAAGCGGTTTGTCTGATTGCATACTTTCTACAAACTTGTATTCTGTCATATTTAATACACCTTGCCTTTCTGTCTGCTGTTGAAATTTTGTGCTTTAGTTTTCCAAAATCTGCAAATGGTTTGATATGCTCCTTGTAATAATTGTACATATCGCAATTTTTAATCCACGCAAGAGCGGAAACCATTTGTTTTGCGTCAAATATTGTAACCTTTGCTTTTCGCCATATTCTGACAGCTTTTGTTCTTATTTTCTTAAGGATTGTTTTTCTTAAGGTAGTTCTGTTCCTGTAAAATTTATACCCCATAAAATCAAGTGGTCTGCCGTATGTCGTGCGCTTGCTACATGGGTTTCGTGGTAAATAGTGAAAGCGGAATATCTGCCAGTTTGCTTTGACTGTCAAGCCTAGTTCTGCAAGCCTGTTATCAATCACAGCTTTTACCTTGCGTAATTTCTTTTTGCTTGCACAAAATATAGCCATATCGTCAACATAACGTGCATATTTCAGTTCAATACCGAGTGATTTAATTTCATGGTCAAGCTCACTTAAATACCAGTTAGTGAACCATACAGAGGTATAAAAACCAAGCGGTAAGCCATTCGGCACACAATGTATGACATTTTCAACAATCTGCATGAATTTAAAATCTTTGATTTTGGATTTAAGCTTTTCAATTAATTTATCCTGTGGAATACTTGCATAGAATTGCTTCACATCAAGCTTATAGCAGTATTTAATGGTCTTACCGCCTTGCCTTATCCATTTGCATATGTGCTTCTTGCCATACGTACCGCCACGCTTAGGAACCGAGCCATAACTATGCTCATACATTCCCTTGTTAAACATGGGCTTAAGCACGTTTACTATCATGTGATGTACTATTGATTCCATAACTGTCGGTATTACTATCTTGCGTTTCTTTCGTGATATTCCGTCATATATTTCTTTGGGCTTATGTTCAAAAGGTGTGAAGTTAATCGCATATTCTCTAATTTTGGGTATGTATGTATCAAGGTCTGCTAAAATTTTTCTAACCTTATTTCTTCTCTTTTTACCCTTAGAGAAGTTTTGAATTGCAAGTTTTATATTTTCGTCTGAAATAAATTCAGCATATAGATTTCTGTATGTTCTCATACATATTCTCTTCCTATCCTCTCTACCACGTTCGACCATATCCTACTACTAGCAGTAGCTTGCATCGAGTTAATTTTTACCAAGGGGTACGGAATTTAGTCTGCATTCATTTTATCCCATGAATGATAGGTACAGAAGCCCCGATGTTCCACCTCGCGTTACCAGCCACGTTGTTCAAGTTCACGTAGAACGCGCCACAATGACGGCCGTTGTTCAGGGTGCCACCGAAAAGAGCAAAGGCGCAAACTAAATCCCTTATATAAAATTAACTACACACGTTTATAGTTACAAATTTTCTTAGGAGAAACGTGGTTTCTCCCTTTCTGCTTAGGCAGAAATTCCCTCTTCCCTGTTGCAAGTTATTTGTAGGAAAGAGAAGCCCCGAAGTTCCACCTCGCGTTACCAGCCACGTCGTTCAAGGACACGTAGAAAGCGCCACAAAGACGGCCGTTGTACAGGGGGCCACCGAAAAGAGCAAAGGCTATAATTGCAATGTTAAACCAACAACCATCAGGATAATATGTTGATGATGAGCCTGTAATTGATATTGGAAACATGCCTAATGCTGTGTATAACATATCTTTGATATATCCGTTAGTGCCACTAGGAGTTGAATTAGGTATCTCGATATATCCTGTTCCGTCAGTGTTGTAGTTGGTTGCTTTACTTCCATCCTTTGTTGACGGAGATAGCTTGACTTTTGCTGTACCTTTAGCGAGGATAAGCCCAGCTGTTCTTCGCCACTGATTGCCATAATAATTCTCCATACCAAATACTTTAACTCCGGCTTTTCCGGCATTTTCGCCCCAAAATAAACCTTTGCTATTCATTGTACCAGTCTTAAGCAACAAGTTTTCATCATTAGCATTTTCACTCATGCCTCGCCCGAATACATCTTGCGTCTCGGTAGATTTTCCCATGATGATAAGTAAAATATTAATCAAAAGTCTGTCAACATACTGCTCGATTTCATAGCCTGTACCATTGGCTCTTGCATATGCCATTTCTTGACTGGCTGTCTTTGATTTAATGACTGCCTGACCGCTTATTGAGCGTAACTTATTATTACTATCAAGCGAGCCATTATAAATTGGTGTATAAAAATGAGATTTTTCATTGCCGTTAATGTCAATGAAATTCAGGTTTTTAAAATCTTTATCGGCTTGATAGTTGGCAACATAAAGGCTTGCGCTGTTTGGATTGCCCTTGTCAGGTGCAATTTTCCACCATATAATGTCTGTACCATTGCCCCATTCTATCATAGCATTTCCATCGTAATCAACGTTTGCTACATCCGATGCACTACCATCTATTTTTTTAGTCAAGTCATTTTCGTTGAGGTAGTAGTCAACTTGACCATTTGTTTTAAGCATACATGGTTTTGGCATAAAAAAGGCGTTAGCCCATGAGCCGTAATCAAAAGTTCCGCTCGTAAAATTCATGGCTGCCGGAGTCATACCCACTGCGTCTGCTAAATATCTGACCCTCGTTTTCGGGTTACTGTCCGCACCGTTGACATGAACACCATAAATAACTCTTCCCTCGCTTAACTTTGTACCAAGGGCTTTAATGCTCTCAACAATCGCTTGTCCTGTCGTATCTGATATAATATCTATTCCGCTCATATTTAATCCTCCTTGCTCACGTTGAGTAGTCCGGCACTTGTCACAGAAAAAGTAATACCCCTTCCGTTTGCTTTCTGTTCGACAAGCCCGGCTTGTTGCTCCGCTTTTTGTGCAGCTTCATTTGCTTTTGCTGTAGCTGCGTTTGCTTGGCTCACTGCCGTGTCAATCTTTCCTGAAACCTGTGCAACCTCGTTTGCTTTTTGTGAAGCGGTTTGTGCTGATTTTTGAGCCTGTGAAGCTGAGTTACTTGCCGAGGTAGCTTTTTCTGTCGCGGTTTGTGCTGATTTTTGAGCTTGTGACACGGATTCTGCCATGCCGTCAAGATAATCTTGAATAAGTCTTTGAATTTCAGTATTGAAATCCTCAACAGTTCCCATCCGTTTAACTATTCCGGGCGCGAAACACATCCATATCTGCTGTTTTTTTGTGTCGGAGTCAGTCGATACCGCCCATTCTCCGGCTTTCATTTTTGAGGGGTCAAACTGTGCGTATGCCCCTCGTCTCATTTGAATTGCCATAAGTTACACCTCGCTTTCATCAATGCCTACTTTCCGACACAATCTTGAAAACTTATTTTCCAATTCATTTATGTGTTTTTGCATTTTATCAATTTTCTGCTCGTCTCCGGCAAGTCTTAAGATTAGAAATTGCTCATAGTTCATGCCGTAGTATAGCGTGTCATCATCCGATGTTGCTTTGTTTTGAAAAATCATATCAAGGTTTTCATCGACATGTCCTTTATCTTTAAGGTTCTCGATTATATCCTGTGCCATTGCTCCAAAATATAATGGCTTGTCTGAATATCCTTGTCTATTAAGATTATATTGAAATAAATCAACCGAGCCTACTGCATCAATGTAATCTTGATTAATGGCTTTAATATTCTTTTTCAAGCGTTTATCCGAGGAACTCCATACCCAAGTAACATCAACTTGGAAACTTAAGGCACTACCATCCCAGTTGCAGTGATATGTATGCCCCATTGTGCTGCCGCACATCGCATATCCTCTAGCGGGTTCTCTGAATTTATCAGATTGTACCTCTTGAGCACCTGTTATCATATTTGCATTTACTGTCTGTGCGCCTATTGTCGGTGTACCCATAGCGCCTGTGACTCCATCGAGTGAGAGGGTTGTCTGGCCGTTTTTGACAATTCGCAAAACAGCGCCATTCATCCAAAGTTCATAATTGTTTCCCGAATCGTCAGTAGTTTTTAAATCAATCTTTGACTTATTCACTTCTCCATTCAGCGCAATACTTCCGCCAGACACATTAAAATTTGAAGCAGTTACCTTGCCGTTTTCATCAACGACAAACACTCCATTTCCAATATCAATTGTTCCGCCAACAATATTCTTGCCGGTAATTGTTGTTCCTGTGATGTCCTCAGCGTCAACTGAACCAGCCTTAACATCAAGTGCATTTACATAGCTTGTAGTCACTGTGTCTTTGGTTATCTGAGTGACTTTAACAATAGTGTCAGCCACATTATCCCAAGCAATTTTCACACTGCTATCAAGTGTCAAGCCTTTATTGTCAAGGGTTACAAGTGTCTTTCCGTTTGCGTCTTTGACATACTGCTTGCCGTTTACGTTATTCTCACCACCTAAAGTGAGCGTACCACCGTGCGCCCAGTCAAAATTAATGCCGATAGCCGACATAATATTGAAAACAGCGTTTCCGTCTTTATCAATTCCGGCATTCCATGTCTTGCCGTAATCATTTGATACAGCCATGCCATTAGCTGTCATTTTCCACTGTATGTTGCTCGAATTAAGGTCGGCTTTATTATGCATAATGTAAATAATTGAGCCATCCTCTTGCACCTGTTCAGTCTTAAAAAGTCCGAGCGATTGAGACATTAGCTGTGTCAGCAATTGCATTTGCTTGTCATATACACTTAGTTGTGCCTGTGCAACTTTCCTAGCTTGTACGACAGCCTTTGTCTCATTACTGAATTTATCAGCACTATTTCTTGAAGCGTTTTCGGCGTCACACGAAATTTTTGTACCACTTCCAACTGTAAATGTTCGATTAGAAATGAAACAGCTATAGGTATTCTGTTTGCGGTCTGTCACAAGTGCCACATCTCCACTCTCAATTAGTGGATTTGACAAGAGTGTAGCGTCAAGAGGTCTGAACCTCATGCCACCGATTTTTTTGAAGATATAGCTTGCGACTGTCTGTGCCTTATCTGCCGGAATAAACGGATTATCAGAGATTGAGACTACATACCCATCTTTTCCGGCAAGTGCATTAACATCTTTTGTCTTATCCTCTTTCGATGTCACAATAACTTTAACACCTGTAATAACAACATCATCGGTCGCAACATTCAAGTCTTTTTGTGTGTAAACATTGTGGTAATTTCTCGCTTCTGTAAATGTTCCACCATCAACGCTATCTCCACTTGAATAGTCGGTGAAATTTCCACCATTCAGTGTATCTCCGTCAGAGTATGGTGTGGTTTTCGTGCTAAAAGTTCCACCATCATAGCCTTGACTGTCAAACTGACTCATATCATACCATCCGATAAGCAATTCGCCATCGTGACCGCATTTGCCCCATAACCCGCTTAACTGCAAGATGTAAGCTATTACCTGTCCGTATGTGAGCTTTTGATTATCACTTGGTATCTCGTTAATCACGTAATCGGAGTTGTCAAATCTCGCCATGGTAAAAGGTACATCACACTTGACACAAGCGTCTCTGACCACCTCATATGCTGTCGTAGGGTAGCTTAAATTGCTGTCATACTCACGATTGAAATTATTAATATTGTCAAGGCAAGTAAGTGTTATGAGTGAGCCGTCATAGCTTGTCTCGCTGACTCTATACTCACCGATTTTTAGTTTTTCGGTTGTGCCGTCAGAAAAGCTTTTTGAAACATATGCTGTTACGCTCGCCTTGTCAAAATCATACTTACTGTAATCTTCATAAATGTTATTCAGCTTAATTTTCAGTTTTCCGGCAATCAAAGCCCCGATTGTAAAAGTGCCATTGCTTGATGTTGAGTCATTGACCTCAAAGCCATTCGCCCATAGCTCACTATCACTAATAGGAATTTTTTCACCGCTTGCCGTAACTATGTCCGCAAAACAATTTACATTTATATCATTGTCGAGCATTACTGCCCTTTGCCATTTAGCCGATACGTTTAGCATTAAATCACCGCCTAGTATAATAATGGTGTAGTCAATCAAGACTACTTGGTTAATAAGTTTCTGTAAATCAGATAACAAAAGAAGGGATTCTTCCTTCATCAGATGTTATCCATAATAATTATCATGTCTGACGGTTCCTGATAGACACCAGATAAAACATAAGGTATTATCTCTTAGGATAGGACAAAGAATGTTCACCTCCTTGGGAAGTCACTTCTGTGACTGATACCTGCAATAAAGTCAATTAGTCCATTCGACAGGGTTTTATGTTTTAGCTGGTTGGGAGCCTGAAGGCCATACCCGAATAACACGCTAGGTTGTGTACCTGCCAGATTGGAAATGGATTCCTATCAGAAAGGGGCTATTGCTCATGTCAAACAAAGTTATTTTTAATCTTGATGAACTATTCATCTCTGTTGGTATTGATGTCGGTGCTGATTTCTCATGGATGTCTATAGCACTTCCAAACCAACAATTCGTAGGAAAACCTTACAAAATCCTACATAACAGTATTGATTCCCTTACAACCGCTGTTTCTAAAATAAAAGAAGCAGAAGAGTTGTATTCTTTGGAAAGTCGCATTTTCCTCGAATCCACGGGAATTTATCATTACCCACTCTTCTGCTATCTTCGTGATAAGGGTTTTAACTGCTCGGTTATTAATCCTATCATCACTAAGAATAGCACAAATATCAACATACGAAAAGTACATAATGATCGTTTTGATTCTAAAAAAGCTGCTTTGGTTGGTTTGAAACCTGATTTAAAGGTTTCACTTATGCCTTCAGATCTTGCTCTAAACTGCCGTAACCTATGCCGTGAATACTACGATTTAATGGATAATCGCAGTGCCTATGTGAATAAGCTTCAGGGTGAATTACGCATGGCGTTTCCACAGTATCTTGGCATCTTTTCCAAGGTTACTATCAACACTTCTCTTACATTATTGGAGACTTATACCTCTCCATCAGCTTTTCTTAAAGCAGACAAGCAAGAGATTATTGATATCATCAAATCCACAGCTCGATTTGGGCTTACATATGCTCAAAATAAGTATAATGCCATAATTCAGGCGGCAACTGATGCAAATCAGTTTGGTTACATCATAGACAGCAACATCAAGCGTATTCGCCTTTATATCAGCTTCATACGTAAATATGATGAAGAAATCAACAGCATTCTTGAATCACTCCACGAGCTTGTTGATGCTAATGAAGATTCTGACTTTGTCAAGCAGATTCATTTGATTGAAACTTTCAAAGGTGCTGGTTTCTTGTCTGCTGTATCCATTATGGGTGAGATCGGTGACTTTTCAGCATTTTCAAAGCCCAAACAACTTTTCGCTTATTTTGGTCTTGATCCAGCAGTAAAGCAATCCGGTAAATTTGAAGGCACCAAGGTTCAAATGTCTAAGCGTGGTTCTGCCATAGCTAGACGTGTTATTCACACGTTAACCTTACAAAGCATCAGTATCTCCCGTAATAGAGAAGCTAAAAATCCAGTTCTTCGTGAGTACTACCTCAAAAAATGTGACTCAAAACCAAAGCTCGTAGCAATGGGAGCTGTTTCACATAAGGTATGCAATATGATATTTGCAATACTCAGAGATAACAAACCATTCAAAATCATTGCTCCTCAGGAGCATATCAAACAATACAATTCTGCTAAATGCGACATAGCTGCATAAAATACTATGAACCCAATGAATCAATATCTTTCAAAAAACGATATTTTCACCAAGGGGAAAGTCCGCCCTTTTTTAGTCAGAAAATAAAATAGATTTTTTCTCATTTAACTATTGACATTTATTAGCTGGACTTATACTTCTATGAGGTCAAAGCTCAATGTCTCATACCTCTTGTTGTTGATAGTCCATATCTTGATAGGTGCGCTTCTGTCGCCTACATAGAATGTACGTGTTTCATCAGTTCCACTCATAGCGTCAGGATATGTCACTCTGATATATTCGGGGTTCACCATTTGAAGTATCTTTGCTGTCCTAGCCGTGTCTGTACCACTCCATGACAATTTAAGCTGTCGTTTCTGTGCTATTCTGTTTTTATGCATTTGAGCGTCTTGTGTTCGTCCACTGTCGCTCGCAGACACATCAATCATGCCCCATTCAAAAGTTGACGGAGTAGGTAATGCCACTCCGTCTACTAACATCATTGCCATATTGTTACCTCGTAAAAAGACACCCACACAAGGGTGAGTGTCTTAACCAAATTCATTTGCTACGATATATCGTTGTCCGTGCTTTGCCTTGCCTACCTGCGTCATGCGATAGAGTGTTTCGCTGTCACACTTAAACACATTTTCAATGATAGGTGCAGGGCTTCCGCCAACGTTAGAGTTCATCATTACTTGTGCCATGCCCTCCATGACAGCTTGTTTAATTCCCTCCGTGATTTGTTGGTTGTTTGCTACGGCTGTTTTTCCATTTGAGAATTTACCAACTATCTCTCCTCGGTTCATGTAGAATGGGCCCTCTTCCGGAAAACCGCCACCGGCAAAATGTGGTGCTCTGTCAAGCAATGACTGATACCCCATGTATTTTGTGCCTGTGGTAATATTGAATCTTTTATTGTTGTACTTAAACAAATTATCCAATGAGCGTACAATGCCATCTATCGAGCTCTTAACACCGCTAAATCCCCAACTGCTTATTCCGACAGTATAACGTTGATTTGTGTACCACTTGAACGTGTTTAAACTTCCGTTCGTGTTATCGACTTTTCCTTTAAGTCCATTAAAACTACCACCTGTCCAGCCGAGATAGGTGCTTGCGTTACTTGCCATCGTTGAGAACGAGTTCGATGTTCCTCTTCTCATGTTTTCTGCAGCGTCTTGAAATAATCCCATGTTAAATTTAGTGTTACCCAATGAGCCATTAACACCACTTAATGAATTGTAGAGATTTGATGATAGCGCTGAGAAAGAACCGCTTGTGCTAAGCGATGTTCCGCTCGCCTTGCCACTCATGCTATCCATCTTGCCCTTGGTTCCGTCAATTGAAGTGTTGACTCCGCTTAAATAGCCACGCACTCCGGCATTTAAGTTTGAAAAAGATGCGCTAGAATTAGAGCTAGTTGTGCTCGCTTTTCTTTCCATGCTGTCCATCTTGCTTTTAGTACCATCAAGTGAAGTGTTGATATTTCCTAAATACCCACTTACACCAGCACTTAAGTTTTTGTAGCTATCATCAATTTTGCTTGCACTTTTTCCTATTTCTTTTGCGGTATCGTTGACTCCTTTAACTGTTTTCTTTTTAAATTTTGGTATTTCAACACCGGGTATCTTGTTAAGCAATCCTATAATGTCATTAATAATCCCAACAAAGCCGTTGTAAAGCCGTGGTCCTAATACGTTTTGTAAATCATCAACATTTAAAGACATATTCTTTTTAAATGTTTTCCAGCCTTTTTTGAAATAATCTCCCAAGTCTTTGAAAAAATCATCTACGCTTTTTTCAGCGTCTTTGATTTTCCACTTTATTTCCTTGATTCTCCACTCGAGAGGAGTAACAAGTTTAATCTTTTTTCCGTCAAAGCCTGTGACTTCGTTGCTTATTCCCATTCCAGATTCCGGACTCTTGAACCACTCTTTGAGTTTATCAATCCACCCTTTCATGTGCGCCAACACGTAATTGATACTTGACACGATAACCAGCACCTCAACTCCCCTTAGTGCAAGTCGTGTTCCCGACAAACCTTTAGCTGTTGCATATTTTTTCCATTCAGATGTAATAAGAGTTTTGGTTATCTCTTTGAGTCCGTGTTTCCATGCAAACGCGCCAATAAGAATAGTAAAAGTATCAATATCAAGTTCTCCGATAAATTCCGAAATGCCCTTAAATGCGTCTTTCCAATCAATATTGATTAGCGCGTGAATTAAAGTATCTCGTATGCCGTGAACAATGTTATTGACTGTTTTTCCAAGTTCTTGCCAACCTGTCAGCCCTGTAACATCACTTACTCTTGACATTTCATGTAATGCGCCATTTATAAATGAAGCAAAACTGTCTTCAAGATTTCCCCAATCAAACGTTGATGTAAACGAAAAAGCAAAAACTATGGCAGTTCTTATCGAGCCAGCTATTGTCTTTCCGAGTGCCGTAAATAATTTTGGACTTATTAAGCCGTTAAGGAAGTCCGCAAGCCCTTTTCCAAAGTTCGATGCGCTCTGATACACGTTATCCCAATTAATAGAATTAAGTGAGTCGGCTATTGCGTCACCGATGTACTTTCCGAGTGAGTAAAGGTCTTTGATTGATGATTTGTATTTTTCAATCAATCCATCGGTCTTTTTCAGTGAGCTATCAACACCACCGCCAGCTCCACCGCCGCCTGAACCGCCACTGCCCGAACCTCCGCCACTGCCACTATCGCTGTTATCGTCAAGTGCGTGTATCTCGTCTATGCTAAGCAATGTCTTTTTAAGTTTTTGAGCTTTCTTATTAGAACTATCAGCGCTATCGCCAATATCGCCTACTCCGCCAGCTATGTCCTCCATGCCGTCAACAGTAGCACCGCCACCGCTTATCTCGATAGTCCAGCCGAAGATTGCTCCGAGTGCGTCAGCTACAGTTTTTGTAAAGCTGATAACCTTAAGCATTACCTTGCTTAAGGCTTGAACAAATGGCTTTAAAGCATTGATTATTACGCTACCTATGATACTGCCCCATGCTTGGAACTCTTGCTTAAGGACTCTTATACTGTTGGCCCACGTATTAGCGGTCTTAGAGAAGTCCTGCTGTGCAGCTTGCGTATTTGCCATGACATAATTATATCTTAGCAATACCTTTTCAGCTTGCGTCATTGACTTGATATTTGCGTCAAGTCCGTTTTTCATAGCCCACTCTGAAAGTGTGGCCTGTGTTAAATCAAGTCCATATCTCCTTAATGGTGCGATTGTGCCTGTAAAAATGGATTGTAGGCTTTTTGCAACATCAGCTTGGTCTACATCATAGAATGAAGCCATATCGCCAGCCAACTTTGTGAGATTAAGTGACATATCAGCCATACTGTCTGTAGTCTTGTATAGCGTGTTATTTTGGCTCATAAGAGCTTTATTTGCCACTGCCGTACCATTTGCCACTTGCTGTGATGTAATACCTACAGAAGTGCCTAACGCTTGGAAACGGCTTGATATTTGCTTAACTGTCAGCTCTGACATTCCGAAGTCTTGAATTGATGTTTTTGTAAAATCATCAACCTTGCTTGCCATATCGCCAAACGTGGTATCTACTACGTTCTGAACCTCGGTTAATTGGCTCGCTAAATCAACTGCACTGCCTAGCTTTCCGACAGCTCGCATAACTAACCAATATGTTGCATAAAACTTACCAATGGTTGAAGCTAAGCCACTAAAGCCACTCCTTGTACGCTTAATCGACTTGCTTGTGTTTGAAAAGCCTGTTACAAGTGACCTACTAGCCGAGCCGACTTTCGAGCCTTGTTGTGACAGATTGGCAAGTGCATTAGTCATTTGAATAATGTTGTTGCTGACTCTCGGTGCGTTAGATAATGTTGTCATTACCTCTTTCAGGGCGCTGCCAAGGTTTCTGATGTTATCCGCAGCATATCCGGCTGATTTTGAACCGAGTTTTGAAATTGAAGCTGTTAGCTGTGTAATCTCTGCTGATTGCTTTGAGATATTCGCAAAGCCCGACAATTCTGTTGCCATGCTCTTTAAGGCACTTGCTGAGCTGACAAGTCTTGCAGTATCAAGGTTGCCGAGCTTTTCCATGTTAGTGGCAATCTTGCTAAAGGTACGTGTGTCAATACTGCTCACACTTCTAAGTGATGTTGCAAGTTGAGACATTCCACTCGCAAAATTGCTTATGCTTGCACCATTGAGGGAATTGAGAGTATCTCCAAGTCCTTGCAACTTAGCTTGTAAATTGCCTATGGCTCTAGTCGCTTGTTGTGCGTCCGACTTGATTTGAAGCTCAATGCTCTCTGCCATTTTCTCACCTCCCTGTATGTAATAAAAAAGAGAGCTACCCTAAAGTAGCTCTCATGTATTTATCCTTTGAGCAGATAGTATGTTGTAATCAATCCAACATAACCATCTTGCTTAAGACCTCTATTCTTTTGAAATACCATGACACATTTAGAAAGGTAGTCCGTCCACTTGCCGTAATCGGCATCAAGTTTGTAAAAATGGTACTTGTCATGTAGAGTTTTTCTCAGCCACTTAATGGCTGTCGGGCAGTTATGCTTCTGACCGCTCCACAAATTGTGATTTTTAGCAAATCTCTGTGAATTAACTCCAAATCTGCCATCCTCTTTAAGCTCATTTGTGTCAAATCCGATGTTCATGGCATGTTGCCATTTTCTTACATCATCATTATCGAGGTAATATTCCTCATTGCCTTTCCAAGCGTTATTCTTTACCGGAGTTGCTATTGGTGCCGAACTATTCTCTATTCCATCACCCTTATTAAGCTCAATGTATAGTAAGTTAGCATCTGTGCTGTTATTCAGACCGCTACAGGTAAATGTGCTCGAATACTGCCAGCCATACAGAGGGTGTTGAATAACAGGCTTCTTTGCGCTATTAGGCTCATCACCGATAGACATTCCCTTAGTTGACGGATAACGCGCTATCCAAAACGGACAATTAATCTGATTAGCATATGGCAGAATATAGGTATTGTAGAAGCTTAGCCCGGTGTACACTCCAAAATCAAGCCCTGCCGCCTTGATTTCTGACTGATATGTGTTGATGATGTCGATTAAGGTCTGTCCAAGTCCCTGCTGGCATCTGTCCTCTACATCAAGCCATACGAATGTCTTTCTTCCGGCAAGTACCTCAATCACTTTCTGTGCATCCGTCTTTGCCTTTCCTAATGTAGTTGCGTACGAATAATTATATACACCCTGAATCGGCATTCCGGCTTCTGTGCAGCCCTTCCAGTTCTGCTCGAAGGTTTTATCCGGGTTAAGGTCTTTGCGGATTATTTTTAGGATTGCAAATTGCACTCCAGCCCACTTAACCTTACTCCAATCAATATTTCCTTGATATGACGATACGTCAATTCCTTTATATGCCATATTTTCACCTCATTAATCAGGACTTTCAGGTAATCCTGACTGTCTTAATGCGTTAATTCGTTGCTTCATTTCGTAAACAGCAATTTCCTCATTAGACTCTTTGTACTTAGGCTCGTTATCTTTTGAGTATTGCTCGCTTAATGATTTTTCAATGTATTTTGCTCTTGCTTTGTTGCCATTTAAGGCTCTGTCGATAGCTGTAAGAGTTGCACTTAGTCCGTATGTGCCCCACCAAGCCCACATGTTAGAATCGGCTTCTTTTTGCTCGAGCATATAAGCCTTTGAATAAGGCTCCAAATCAGCCGGACAAGACATATCTATGTCCTCAACGCTAAATCCATAGCCTTTAGTTACCAATAGCCAGTATGGGCGAATTTCGCTACAATATACTTCCCATGTAAGCTCTTTTACTTCTTGGTCGGTTTCTTCTTGGCTGTCTGTTCCTCTTTCGCCAACAGCTTTGATAAAAAACTGTTCTTCTCCAGCTCTGCCGTCAAATCATCGTAGAGTGACATTATATCTTTGCCCTCTTCATTCTCAGGGTCAAGGTAATCGTCAAGTAAATCATACATCTTTACAAGCTGTTTCTCTTTTGCTTCTTTATCGTCAAAATCAAAGCCAAATTCGTCGGCATGAAATTTCTGCAAGCCTACAAGTAAAAATTCCGGTAAAAAGCCGAGCATGTTGTCAATCGCTTCAAGCTCATCTCCCTGTTGCCCCATCCCTACAACTCTTGGGATAATTCTATTTTGATATACCGGTGCGTATCCGAATTTAACTGTATACTCTTTTCCATCTAATTTAATTTTCATTTTATTTCTTTCCCTTTCTCCCTAATTTATATAGGGAAAGAGGCAGTATTAAAACTGCCTCAATTACCTTACTATATTGTATCTTCAAGTTCGCTGTCAGCCGTGCTATCATCATAGCCAACCGCTACGGCTTTTTCCGATTGGCTCACCCTTTTTTTGTGAGTGTGATTGCTGTTGGATAGCCTTGGTCATCCTCTGTTACCGCAACCTCGTAGTTATCCTCAATCCACTTAGGCACTGTCTGAACTGATACAGTCGCAGTTCCTGTTAAGTGGTCATCGGAAGCTTCACCTGGGGCGAATGATTCCTGACCGATAAAAGCGCAGATACCCTCTGAACCTTTTCCGTCTGTGCCATAAAGAATGATGAAGTCAAGCTTCTTGCCCTCGTTAGTTACCATCTCATCCTTGTACTTTTTCTCAAAAGCTCCCTCAACTTCCATAGAGCCGGCTGAACGTCTACCCATTTCCTGTGTCTCTACTAAATCCTCAAGAGTTGAAGTATCTACCATGTTCTGTGAGCCGAATGGTGAGGGAATTGATTTTGCCCTTATTAAGAGCTTGTAAGTTCCAGCCCAGTAATCGCCACTTGTGGCGGATGCGGTTGGTGTCTTGTAAGCAATTCTACTTTTTAATCCTGTTGCCATTTTTGTTACCTCCTAATTTTTCATAAAAAAATAAGAGCCAAAAGGCTCTTATAATCTATCATTCCAGTCGAATGACCGCCTAGCACGTAATGTCGCAGTCCATAATTTGCCGTTTTTCCTAGCGAATGGAATCGTTGTCAGCTTGAATGACATAGCTTTGTATTCATTAGCCACTGTCTGCGCCACATTCAAGGCCTCTGAACGGCTTTTATTTGTTGTAACAATTACTTGTGCTGTAAATAACACTGTATTTATTCTTTCGCACTCTAAATCCTCATTCTGTTCTATAGGTTCGAGTGCTTGAACTAGCACTGTCGGGAAACTTGCCGTTGCACTGTCTGACTGTTCCTCTTGCGTGAATTTTAGCTTGGGATATTTAGTTTTCATTTTTTTCTCACATCGAGTTTTAATAATCGCATATGTGAGGTTTTCGAGGTCGAAAACCCATTGATTTTGACTTGCCACTTTATCACCTCAACTAAAAAATTTTTCGTGCTGTTCTTATGATGTCATTTTCCATTTCTACAAATGCGTGATACATCGGCATTGTAGGTGTAATGCCGTATGAATGGTGTAATTCTCCGCTTTCATCTCTCCAATACCAACCCTCGCTGTCAAATGCGTGTGTCTGCCCTGGGAAAGTTCCTTGACCGCCTCTTGCGTCATTGAAGTGTGGTTTAGCTTTCCAGCCTGAGCCGTATTCAGCCATAAGCAAAGGCGATACATCAACTGTCTTAAGTCCGTCTGCTGTTTGCCATGTGCTTTGTATCTGCCCTGTTTCGGTGGCAAGCACAATAGCCGTACAGCCGTCTGTTATATCTTTAATTTCGTAACTAAATGTAATGTAGTGTCCAAAATTGCCTGTATTTGCTTGCGCTACGGATATGCCGTTACTAGCGAGTTCTCCGACAAACGCTATGCACTTGTCTTGTAAGCGGTCTTTATATCTTTCAAGCTTGTCTATCGCATCTTGTATAGATTTTTCTGTCAGAGAAATATCAAGCTTCATAATTACACCTCTTTTACAACTGCTTTGAGCATGTATTTAACTGAATAGAGAGAGGGTTTCACTCCCACTATTGTAAAGTCTGCGGAAGTTGAATCAACTAATCCGTTTTCATCCTTTGTAGGTTCGCTATCAAGCCAAATAACGTCACCTTTTTTAAAAGGGTATTCTCCTCTATCCGTCAGCAAAACAGCATCAAAATCAGCCACATTAAAGCCATATTCCTTGTTCTGCGCTTCGCCTCCGTCAAACGATATATTCGCCCGAAAATCAACCGGCTCCGAAAAGCCTGTTTCTTCATGCGTGTAATATATCTTCTCTCCATCCTCTGTTTCGTAAAACTTTAGATTTCCGTCCTCGTCTTTGTCATATACTGTGACAGTTTGACCTTGAAGCGCGTATTTCATGGCCTGTTTATTAATGTCAAGCATTTTTCTTTATCTGCTTGTAAATCTGATTAACACCGGTACTTGCCATGCCCGACACAATGCCAACTGCTATTGCATCAAGAATGTTGTCTGCCGGATAACCGGGAATTACAAACATTCCAACAATACCGAGTATTCCACCGGCTACACCTACGATAATAGGAATAATATTATCTTTCACCTGTGGTATCTGCTTTGAAGCATATCCGATTAAATAAGTAATTACCATAATGGCAACTACTGTAGGTACTTGTGTAAAGTCCATCAGTTTTTCCCTCCTTTACCTAAATGGATTTCCTCAATCTCATTTTTCATTTTTGTTACCATGCCATTACCACCGAGTGCGTGGTATGCGTCATACATCTCGCAAAAATTCTGATACGCATATGAGGGTATTTCGCCAAGCTTCATGTACTTATCATGGTATTCGATAAGCTGTACTCGTAAGAGTAACATTGTACCTTTTCCGTTTGCTTGTCGTAGCTTCTTTTCCTCTTCAATGCGCTCGTTTCTTTCTTTTGTGTCTATTGCTTTTTGTTTTTTCTGCTCTTGTAAAAGCCAAACAATATAGCCCAAAAGTGCTGTCAGAACAATTGGCAAGGCAATAATGTATGTCTGATAGATTAAATTATTCATCTTACAGCCTTTCGTCTTTAGTAATTGGCACACCGCCCACCACCACTTAATGTGTACCGCCTGCTACCATTTTGGTAACGCACAATCTTCTTTTGCTTATAGCACTTTGACAAAAGGAAATACTCCGACAAACAGCTTATCTCTGTCTTTCCATGTACGGCTCACTCCACCCTCACTCAATGCGCTCATGTAGTTCTCACCGGCTTGTGAATGGTCGTAGACTGCAAGATTGATAACGACGTTTTCAAACTGCTTTAAATCAGCAGTTATATCATCATCGGTGAAAGTGTCCGGATAACACCTTTTTGCTTTTACATCTTCCGTGGCTTGCCTAATGAGCTGTTCAATGAGTGGGTTATCTTCCTTGTTGTCGAACACTACCACATCAGATGTTGTATCATCATCGTTTGTGACTGTATCAATATGAAATTGTTTAAGTCTGATTTTGACTTGCTCTAATGTGGTGTATTCCATGCCAAGCTCCTTATAATCCAAACTTTTCAATTAACATTTTCTTCAAGTCACCGCCATTTATTTCTGTGGCATTTTCGATACCATTTTCGCTCGCAAGCTTCTTTAGGTCGGCTGTTGACATTCTGTTAATTTCTGTCTTTGTGTATGGTGTTTCAGGTGGGTTCATAAAATCGGAAGGTACCGAATTGCTATTGCTTTCCGGTACCTCGTCTCCGACTTTATACCACACTCCATCATGCTTTATAGAGTGCGTTGCTATCATAAGCCTTAATCCTCCTTAACTTTGAGAACCATAACGCTATCCATGCCCTCGAATGTAGGTAATCCAATCATGGATACGATACAATGAGTATTGATAGGATGGTTTGTGGCGTATGTGTATACAGATACACCGGTCTCAACAAGTGAGAGGTTTCCGTCTGTGATACTTCCACTTCTTTCCTCCGGTGTCTTACCGAATGTGTAATCGCCAAGGAATACTCCGGCAGACTGCGCAGATACAATGCCTGTTGGTACAAAGTACTGTGTCTGTCCTGACTCATCAACATAGAGCTTATCGTATACTTCAATCTCGATACCATATCCTCTAAGATATTCAGTAACCTGTCCTTGCTGTAATCTGATACCGCCATTGTAAGCAGTGATACCGAGTACCTGTTTCTTTGTATCCTCTGCCTTAAGTACCATTTCCCAAGTCTCTGTATTCATAGTGAAACGTGTAAGTGAGTAGCCTGTAGCCTTTGCAAAGTCTCTACGAGCTGTAATAAGGTCATCAAGCGGTGCACATGTGGTAGGCTTATCCCATGCGCTTGTGCCGGTAATTGACTTAAAGTGCTTTTCCTTATGCTCTGCACCATTGTCGGCCGTGTAATCAACGACATAGTTCTTATCGCCAAGTACAACCTTTACCTTTGGTACACCATCTGTAGGTGCGAGTAACTGCCAAATCTGTATCTCCGGCACAACTAATGCCCCCTCAATTAACATCATTGGTTTCTTTGAGATTTCACGTAATACGTTATTGGCAAGGTTAGAGTTTTCAGAAGTTCTGTAATTGTCATACTCCTGTTCCTCTTTCTCTGTTACCATATATCCCTCACGATAAAATGGCATTGAGTTCTGAATGTCAGAGAAACCTCCAACATCTCTTAACTCTGCCTGTGCGTCAAAGTTTGAAGCTTTGAGCGATACCGGCAGTCCGTTCTTGCCCTTGATAAATCTAAGGTCGAGTGAGTCCTGTTTACGTGTTCCGAATTTTTGTCTACCAAGATAAGGGGCAGTTCCTAATGTCTTTTTGTAGTTATCCCACATTACACCGAGACTTCTCGCTGTAAATGCTTCTGCTAATGGTAATGCCATGTTCTTCTACCTCCTTTTAGACCTGACTTGCTACAATCTTTGGCGCACCATAGAAAGTAACTCTAGGTGTTGCAGTTCTAGCTTCATCTGCGATTGAAAGTGACTTAACTTTCTCCCAATCAATAGTCCCCTGATATACATATGTTCCCGGTGCGTCACCCATTGTTACATCTACATCGTGTAACAGATAACCCTTGCACTCTGCGTCATTGCTTGGGAATGGTGTACCGGCCGGTACAATCTTCATTCCGTTTTCGTCTGCCTTTGATGCCATAGTCTGCGTTACAAGGCACGCTGCACCCTCATAAGGGAAAAATTTTAAAATTCCTTTACCCTGTGTAAAGTCTCTTACGATCGGCTTTCCCATCGTTCTACCTCCTGTTTTAAATTACATAGCTGTTTTGACTTTCAGCACTTGCAACTGTACCGAATGAGATTTGTTCTGCATTGGCCACATCTGCCGGCTTTGAGTCGGGTTCATTATTGTTACCGCCATTGTTTGGATTAGGAGTATTGTTGAGTGCATTTTTCTCGTACTCCGCAATCGCATTGGCTTTCATGTCGGAAATAATCTTGCCAAGTGATGTTGTGTCAAAAGAGCCATCCTCTTTTACTACTGTCTTTACCTGTTCTGCTGTAATTCCAAAATCTGACATAGCCTTCTCACGCAAGTCTCTGACAGCGTTATCTTTCTGTAGCTTGGCTATCTGCTGATTAGCTGTCTCTAAGGCTTTATTTGCCTTTTCGAGCTCCGTCATGTTGCCATTCTGTAGCTCATCAAGCTGTGTCTGTAGCTCGTCAGCTTTGTCGGCTTTAGCCTTATACTGATTGGCTTTCTCTTTCTCTCTTGCCATTTCCTCACCGCTCTTGTTAAGCAGATTTGTTATCTGCTCATCCGTTGCATCAGGGAAAAGCTTCAAAACATCATTTCTTGTCATTTCAATTACCTCCGTAACTCACGCTTTTGTTATCGCGGGTCGCTCCCGCCGAGTTTTTCTGTTGTTTAACGCACAACTGCAAATTTTGTATAATAAAAAGCAACCTATAAGTTTTCCTTACAAGTTGCTCATTATTTGTAATATTTAGCACTGCACCGGCAGTTAGAAATTTCTTTTACCTCTGCGCCTAGCGAATGGTCTTTCGGAAACATCATCAGTGAATTTCCAACCTCAAACGGCTCAAAAATATCAATTCTCTTTCTGTCGACATCCGCATGTGTAGGTCTGACATGTGAATCTTCTTTTGAGCGCCACTCTTTTGTTTTGTAGCCCTGTTTCACCATTTCGGTTTGTAGTCGGTAATTGCCGACTGCATTGGCTTCATTCGCAGCTACATTTTTTGCTCGCTTCTGTGAAGTAAAATACTCTACGTCAGTATTTTGCGTGGTAGCGTCAACTACCTCATTCACAATGTACCGGGCATAGTCTGTAATGTATGAGGGTGTTTTCTTTGCCTTACAATACTGCGTGGCAATGCTCTCATATCTGATGATAAATTCTTTGGTAATAGTTGTTATCTCTGTTTCTTCCTTGCCGGACAGCAAGGCAAATAGCATAACAAAGATTTTTTCAAACTTTTCAGCGAGTTTTTTTCTATCTTTCTTTTCTTCGTCCGTCAAATCCATCTCGCCAAAATATGTGTCATAATCTATGTCTTGTATTTCATTTTTGCCAAGTGTGTGGATTTCATCTGCCATATCAAGCTCCAAAATAAATTGACAGCCAATTATTCATCGGCTGTCTTTCCATTGTTCTTATCACTGTTATTGTTGTTAGGTGTAGCTGTTGTCGGCTGTTCTTCCGGGAATAACATTTCCATACGCTTAGCACTTTCAAGAGTGACTTGTTCAGGGTCACTAAACATGTCAATCGTCTTAACAGCTCTCTTGTAATTGATACCGCACCTAAGTAATATTTCAAGCACCTCTGCCTTAACAAGCATGTTATCTAGCTTGTTATGATTAATGTGTATCTCAACATCACTAGGCATAAGCGTAAAGCCCTTATTAATTCTCAGCCTGTTAAGAATAAGCCTAAGTGCCATTCTCTCTGATTTCTTGAGGATAGGCTCATTAATAGCCGTCCTAAGTCCGGCATCGTAATGTCCGTTTCTCAGTTCTACGGCAGAACCGGTGTCACCGCCTGTGTTGCCCTGACGATTTGCAAGGCCTTGAATACTTAAAAATCTTTCAAAGAGGTCAGTGAATACCACTTGTCCCTCTGTCTGATTAAGCTCGCTCGTCATTACATCAACATCAGCCTTGTTGTCCGAGCCATTGTTAGATTTAACTACCAACGCTCCCTCTTGTCGCATTTTTCTGAATGTATCTATGTCAATCTCGCAATTAACGAATTTCACCCATGCAGATACAAACTGCTCGACTCCATTAATTCTGTCCGATGTAAGCACGTTGATAGCGTCTGTAATTGCAATAGTCATTTCAATGTCAGATAATCGCCTTGCATTGTTCGGATATTCAATCACCGGAATTGCTCTGTTGCCGTTTGTTCCGCTTGCATAAATCTTGTCATTGCGAATATCAAACCACTCATTGTCAGTGAACACATAATAAATATCTGCTCCGTTCTCGTCCTCTCCGATTTGGCAAGAGAATGCCGGACGTCCATTTGAGTAGTACACAACAAACGTATACATCGGATTTTCAGACGATAAAGAAAAATCGCTCTCATCAAGCAACTGTCCTTGTCCGTCATCATTACCGATAAATCTGTAGCCGGTACCGCATATACTTCTCCAACGATGTATGTCTATATCGCACTCCTGTTTGCTTTCCGAGTCCATTGTAATGTTAAGCTGTGTGATTTCTTCCGACTTATGGTTATCAGTGCCACGTAGCACATATTGGATTGGCTCGGCACACATCTCTGCGGTTTTACGCTCAACAAGCTCATACGCAAGATTTACAGCAATCTTGTTATTGATTTCCGGACGATTTACCTTTTGACGATATAGAATCGGTTGGTCACCGCGATAGTATCTGTCAAGATACTCAATCTCAATAGCGTTTTGCTCGTGAATTACAAGTGCTTTATTCAGCTCTTCGATTATGTTATTTTTTGTGATTTGCCTTTTACGTGTGAAAATAACCTGTCTGCCGTAATTATTGTGGCAAACAGCCGAAAAAGGTCTTACATTTTTATGAGCATATCTATACATCAATAAAACCTCATGCCACTTGCAGAAGTTCTCTGTGGAACCTCTTTTATCTGAAGTTCTTGTGTGCCAGCCCAAAACCATATCCATTTACGGCAGTGCGTACACATTACCTTGTGGTGCTTCTTATCATTTTTATTCACCCACGTTAGCAATTTACCGCAACGAGGGCACATTACACTTCGTTTTCCTGTTGGTACAATATTCTGATTATTCATGTTGTCCTCGTTTCACTAAAAAGGGCACCCACAATCTGTGAGTGCCATTTCTAAAAGAGATTTTCGCAATGAACGAATTACATTTTTTCATCTTACACATTATCACATTCTAAGCGAACCGAACGAACAAACTTACATTTTCTTAAAAAATCTTTCAAACTCCATTCTTACGCTATCTGCCGTGGCTTTACCGCCAAGCGCATATGCTGTCTGTAACCATGATTTATTTTCCAAAAATCTAAAATTAATTATTCTTCTCATTCTGCTATCATCAAGGCTTGCTATAAATTCCTCTACATCGTTTGTCTTTTCAAGCAAATCATCTTGTAAAAGCTGTAATGTAGTCATTCTTGAGTACAATAACGTGCGCTTGCGTCCGTATTCAGGGTATGGCACGCCCTCGATTTTGAAGTGCTGCGTGCCACCCATACCGCCCGATACAGTGTCAATCACACTTTCCCCACTCTCTATCTTTTTAAGGTCATCTTGCAATTTAGCAATTTTCTTTCTAACCTCTTTGATTTCCTCTTGTAAGTCTGAATACTGTGATAAAACTTCCTTTGTCATTAATAAAGCCCTCCTCTGAACGGATTGTGTACTGCTTCAACCTTTGCTATTCTACTGCCTTGCGTCATTCTTAAGGCAAAGTTTGAAAAAACATCAGGAACATCATCAAGCTGTTTTTTGCCTGTTACTGAATATCGTTTCAGCAGTGATACCATTACTCCATAAGGCTCATTGGGCTTATAAAGTGATTGGTCTTTGAAAATAATATGTTGTAAAATCCAGTTAGAACACTGAAAGATACGTGCTTCTTTGTTAGTTTCTGTCGGTACATCAGTGATGTTGCATATCCACCCTTTATTTTCAACTCGCTTATTAACTTCCATAGCCACTCTGTCACCACCGGCATTACGTTCAAACTCACACTCTTGTACCTGATTATTGACTAATGTGTTTGACGCATTTTCATACTGCATTTCATAGTCTGCCGTATTATCGCACACACAATCAACGCAGTAATAGTCCTCGCCATATTTTTGCAGTATTGGCATAACAAAATAGTCTGTGCCTTTTCCTTTTGTATCGCATTGTGCTGTGATAATTTCCGGCTCGCCATGTGGCAGATTGAAGTATCTGCGGATTTTATCATCGGGAAACAATAGTCCCTCACGCTCGATGGGCTCCTGTTTATACAGACATCGGTAAGAGATTTCGTCCATGAGTAATTGTTGGTCTGCAAAAAACTCTTTCGTGAAACCGCCATACTCATAATCAAAATTGCTTTCCCCTGTCACCGGGTCTACATCGGGAGCCGATATTGTTTTGACTCTTGGATTTCCGACATACATATTTTGAACGCGTCCGATAACATCATGTACGCTCCAACGAGTGGCAATATGTATCTCTTTACACGGCTTTCCGTCCGTGTCTTGTGTCTTACGCTGTCTTGCGTCTACTGCGTATTTATCCCACAATTTATCAAGTATTACAGGATTTAAGGCTTCTTCAATTCCGCCTATCATATCATCAACTAGCAAAAATTTACTTGCACGGACTTTTCCAGCATTCTTACTTCCAACAGAAGTACATTGCACTGACGGAAAAGGTTTGTATTTGCCAATATTGAATTGCTCCATTTTGGCATTCGTGCTTGTAACTGATAGATTGGGGAAAATATCGTGCCATGCATAATCATCATCATTAGTAACAATGTCGTATACTCCATCGTAGTACATTCGTGTAATATCGCCACTGTGTGAATAAAACAGGCTGTAGTCTTTTGGAAACCAACCGGCAACTGCCGAATGAAAAAATTTCTCAATAGTACTCTTTCCGGCTCCAGGCACTAGGCTCACACACAATATGTCGTATTTATCATCAATCATGCCTTGTAGTGCGTCCACAAGTCCGATTTTGATTAGTTGTTTCCTACGTGGCATATAAAACCGGTCTTTAGGCTCACGCTTTTTCTCTATGTACTGAAAATAGCTGTCAACTATTTTGTTTTGGGCTTCAAGAAGCAAAACCTCATATTTTTTGTTTATCAGCTCATATGTGGTTTTGTGGTCGAATGCGTATTTTTCCAAATCCCAAATCGTACCACCTGTTTTAGCCGTGCAGAAGTCCTCTATAAGTTCTTTTGCCCTCTCAGTGAGTTGTAGTCCATACTCAATATCTTTCTCGCCATTTATGGCTACACTACAAGCGTCTACATAGGCATTAATTGCCTGTTCATCTATTCCATTTCTTCCTATGTAATTTTCGTAACTATCAACTGTGGAAATAAGGCTCTGACTAGCCATAAGAAAAGCGCCTCCACCTTTTTTAAAAGCAAAGGCGCTTATAGACCTCTGCCTATAACTGTTTTAGGGTAGCACCGTAAGTCACTTATACGGCGGTAATATATTACTCTGTCGTTTTAATCATTATCTCTTCAACGCCATGTTCGCTACAAATCATTGTGTAACTATATCACATCTCCAAGGTCTACAATATATAATCTTTGGCAACTGTCTTTTACTCTTTCTCTTGCCTCTTCAATATTTTTACAAATCCATGATGGATAATTGGCAAATTCAACATTTACTACTGCATATCTGTATTGTGGATAGTATCTTTTCTTAGCTTCTTTAAGGGTTAAGTGTGCAGGCTTTCTGCATTTTGCGTTTCTGCTGTACTTTGTACCGATAAGTTCTGAATAAAACTTGTAGTTTATAAAATTTATGATTTCGCATACGGCAAATATAATTACAATCGCTATAACAGTTTCTATCATAGTCATTCGTCCTTTCCGCTAATAATCAGCAATCATTGTTTTAATTCATCCGCACACCTTGACATTTCAATTCGTGTTCCGTTTTCATCCCTTGCACTGACAGTTACATATCTGTTACTTCCGCTTATCATATCTCCAAGTCTTATTTCTGTTTTATTATCATCAAACTTGTAACAATCACGCATTTTTTCAATGCAGTTATTCATTTCTGATATTTTCATAACTTTGCTCCTTAAATCCTTACAACTATGTGTTCTTTTGCAAAATCTTTTTCAGCTTCATCGTAAATAACTGAGCCATTTTTATCAGTTTTCAGTCTATCAAATTCGCAAGTAACCTTTATACCGTCTTGGCCACTGCATTCTGCATGATAATCAATGACACATACTTTCTTCTGCCATTTCCCATTGGCATAAATCTTTGTGTAACCGCCAGCTCTTGTTTTAATGATTATTTTACTTCTTGTTTTCTTCATTTATGCACAACACCCTTTCTGACACTTCGACACATTCTTCTCTTTTTTCTTGATTGGTACATTTACCATCTGCATTGTATCGGCAAGAAGCTAGATTGCATGTTTTATTTGTATAAGCATTATTCACATTATCAATCCATTCACGAAACGGAATATTGTTGATTGTAACATTGTCTAATGCTTCATCAGCTATCTCCTGTACCATTTTTCTGTACTGAAATTCCATCAATTATCGCCCCTTAAAGCAATCTCTCAATTTCTTTTCGACATTTTTTCTAAGTCATTCTGGAATTGAATCATCTTTGCTTATACATGGTGTCTTTGTTAAATAGCCACCGGATATGTCACCGCAAAATTTCTGTGATAGTGCTACTCTCAATGCTTGTCTGTCTGCCTCGTTATCTGCCTCAATAACAGGTTCATCTTCTAAAGTGGAACAATCTATAGACTCACCATTTCTACCGCCTATTTCGCGCGATTGTGCTTCTCTAAGCGCTTCATGCTCTAGTGATTTAATTACTTCTGCCATGCTCATTGTAATACACCTTAAATCCTTTCATTGCATAATCAGAAACAGCCTTTTTCAGCTCCTCGTTGGTGGAATAGGTCTCTTTCAAAAGAATAGCCATGCCTTTTTTGCTGATTGCATAAATTCCAAATGGAACCTGTTTACTTGCAATATGTAAAACAGCTTTTAATTGTTCTGCTTTCATTTCATACACGCTATTTCCGACTGCCAGTTTCATTTCTCATAAACCTCTCAAAATCTTCCCTGCACTTAGGGCATAAGTCAATTTGCTTTGTCTTTGTACAATAGTATTCTTCTAATACAATATTTTCTATGCCATTTCCACTTACGACCGGCTCTATTTCCCCTTGTTTAATTTCCGTAAATATTTCCTTGAAAGATGTAGCTCTTTTTAAATTTACGGTTCTTCGATAAGGGAATATTCGGTCATACCATATTTTAGGCTTTTCTATTTCCACACCGCACCTGTCGCAAGTGCGCCATTCTTTTTGATGTTTCATTCTCCCACCAGCTTTCTAGGCGCCATACATAAACATATTTCCAAAATGGAAATCATTTAGTGCTTTTTCTAATTCGTCTTTGTACCTAAATGGACTTAAAGGACTTTTTATTTCTTCCCTTAATATAGGCGACATATTGTCTATCAAAATACCTTGTGTAGCGCTTGCAAGATTTTGCGGTGGCAAATCCGCTAAAGCGCATAGCTCCATTTTTTTATGGTCGCATTTTTCAGATTTAGGGCAACTTTTACATTTTTCTGTTAATTTACTTAAAGGTTCTGCCATCACTACACCAGCTTTCTACCGCAGATAGGGCAATAATTGATATCAAAATATCCGGTTGCGCTACATCCTTTATAAATCACAATCCCCGGAACTTCATCATCCCTGTTTCTCATAACCTGTGCTTCCGTCAAGTCTGTTTATTTGGCACATTTATTTATTTTGATTTCTTTTCCGTAAATTATAAATGGATTGTTTTTATATGAGCAAAATTCACACATGCTTCTCATTTCTCCTTTGCCTTAAAAAGTGTGTCAGGAAACGGAATACCTAAAAAATGCATATTTGCGTACTTCCTAAATGTCGGTCTGCTCATGCCAGCCATTTTTGCAGCTTTTGCCTGTGAACATCTGCCATATGCGTATTCCGTCAATGCTTCTTGGAATAGTTTGGCATTTCGTGTCTTAACTCCCTTTGCCATAGAGACATCTCCTTATTTTTTGATAATCGGATAGACAGGAATCGAACCTGTGACTCCCTCAATTACTGCTATTGCAGTGGTTGTTCTTCCAACTGAACTACTATCCGTTGTACAGTTTCTTATGTGACCAGCTCCAACTCTTTTCATATTCGAGTTAAAACTAGTCACACAAGCATTTTAATTATTTCAGCAGGGGCTACTGCAACGCCTGCTTATTCGGGAGCTACCCGACCGCTTGATGTGGTGTTGATTTGAACCACACGAATTCTTCTCGAGCAGAATATACCCTCCGGGTACTGCTTACCACTTGCATACACATCAACTCACATACGGGTTGGTTTTAGGATAATACAGGTAACCAACAACTATATTTCCATTTCACTTGTATGTGATAACGCCGATATCGTGAATCGAACACGAACAACATTTCTGTTGGATAGCTTAGCGAGCTACTGGAATACCATTATCCCATATCGGCAAATAATTTATTGGCAGGACTTAGCAGCGCATTTTCTGTACCGTCCATTTAATCAAGCCTTGTCGCCTACTTGAACCAATAATTAGCTGGCAAGGTGGGAATCGAACCCACGACAAGTCGGTTAACAGCCGACTGCTCTACCGCTGAGCTACAAGCCAGTAATGAGGGTGAAGTCTAAGGAGTGGCAACACCCTCCGGAGATATAATTTGTATGTGCTGTAGGAAAAGAACTAACGAAACCTACAGCAAAGGGCATGTGAGGGATTGCACCCCACCTAAGACTCGCTAATTTGAGTTGCCCTAGTTTAACAATTAATTAAAGGGGGTATATATGTCTACTCTGCCTATTACAGATGCCTTTGCGACAGGTTGGCTTTCACGCTCGTGTATTGTGGGATTATACACGATTAAACCCTCACGAGCCTTGTGACGGCCCTTAACAGCTTTCCACTATGAGGGTGAAAGGAACTACTAAGTCCAATGTCGGGGAACCAAGTAAACCCCGAACAGGGCATGTTGGATTCGAACCAACGTATGCGGGAATCAAAATCCCGTGCCTTACCGCTTGGCGAATGCCCTATATCTACTGCCACATGAATGCTATGGCAAGTATCTGACCGAACATTATAGCAATACCAAGAAATCTTGTGCTAACTGCCACTTTTCCACTTAATGTGGCGTTTGCCATTCCAAACGCGATTAATGTCAGCCATACTGTTGTTGCAATTTTTAGTACAAACATGATTTACACCTCAAAATCTAATCGTCTTTATTTTCTTTCAATACTGCCTCAGCTATGCACGCAAGAACTAAAAACACTATTGAGACTACCATTGAGTATCGGTCAGAAAAGAGTATTCCGTAAAACATACAAAATAAAATTATCCATGTATACAGGCCCTTAAGAAACATTGGCATGAATTTATAAACAATCTTGCCGAAAATCTCCCATCTACGTTTAGATTTAAGCTCGCGAGCCTTAATTATGTACCATGAAGCCTTGCCCATATCCTCAACTACAGAACCTTTATGTCCGGCACGATATTTATACTTGTATGCAGTAATTTCACACCATTTAGCCACATCCTTAAGCCCGTAAATGTCAATCATTTCATCAATGCACTCTTTACGATTAGGCAAGTTGTAGTGACTAGGGTGATTTACCATATCGGAATTAATTTTGTTAGACTCAAATCCTGTTAATTTCATCACTGTTAGCTCCTTTACTGTTATATATTATATATAACTAATATTTAATCATAGTTGTATGTATATATATTATTATTGTGTATGTTGTTTAATTAATATATAACTTATGTTATAATAATAAATACTGCTTGGTGCGGTTGAGGCATGGGTAAAGGCCTTTTTGTTTTGGCGGATATTTTTTGGGCTAAGTGGGGCGGTTTGTCGCTTTTCATATAGACCCCTAAGGCACCCAATGCGCGCGCCGTTCAGCTCTCAACCATCAAGCATTTTAAATTGTATCTATTGCATATACAATTTACTTCTATGCTTTCAACTCTTCGTTAAACAACTGTTTTGTGAATAGTTGTAATAATTCAATAGTCCTCAAAGCCTTGTAAATAAAGGGTTTAGAATTGTGTGTATTGCATATACAATTACTTGGCATTATCAACCATGCTATCGCCCGTTAATGCTTTAATATTCTGACTATTTGCCCCGCCTAACTGTGGTAATTCATTGGCTGTTAACGCTCTCGCTTGCGTAGCCTCGTAGCCAATGCCCGGCTGATTCATGCCGAATTCATTGTTTCCAACAAACATAGCACCGACAGGAGATTTATTATCGTATGCCCTGTCTTTGATACAATCTTTACGAATTCCTTGCAATTTTTCCCAAATCTCATAACTTTTAGGACTTGACTCTTTATTTAATCTCCAATTATCTATCACACCGCAATCTATATTACACCAATTACTAAATGCTACAGTACTACACAGTTTATTATATACATCACTAAT